GTCTTCGGAATGTCGTGGCGCTGGTGGTTCCGGGCTCACCGGTATGGCCGATGTTTCGCTCCGAGGTGCATGTCGCCTCGGAAGTGCTTCGTCCGAATCCGAAATATGTGGTCGATGTCGGTCTCGACTTCGGTTTGCAGCCGGCTGCGATCTTCGGCCAGGCCATAAACCATCGTGCTTTGATCCAGCATGAACTTCTGGGCCACAACGAGGGGTCGGTGACGTTTGCCCCGAAGGTCAAGCGGTTCTTGGCGCAGCACTATCCTGACTATCAGGTCAGGTTATGGGGAGATCCGAAGGGGCAGGATCGCGGACAAAGCGGGGAGCGGACCAGCTACCAGATATTCGAGGCCAACGGGCTGAAGGTGGTGCCGGCTCCGAACCTAAAGCAGAACGATATTTCGACCCGGGTTCAGGCGGTGGCCAGCATCCTCGGTCAGATTTACGACGGAAATCCGCGCTTTCTGATGTCGCCGATGTGCCGGACCCTGAAAGTAGCCATGGCCGGACGCTATCACCTTGTCCGCGAGGAGGACGGGGAATTGAATCCGAAAAAGGATCGCTACTCGAACCCGGCCGATGCTTTGCAATATCTCATGCTCGGCATGGGCGAGGGACGGGCTATGGTCGGTCTGAAGCCGATCGGCGACCTCAGGGCGACGCGGGTATCCGGCCGCAAGACCATGAGGAGGATCGTGGCATGAGACCGCGGTATTACGCCCTGGACGGCACGATATACGACGAGAACGACGGCATGCCGGTTCTGGTGGTGAACCCGCAGAAGAACCCGTGGACGGCGGAACACCAGCGCGTGCTCGATCTGGTTCTGAAAGCCCTCAACGATGCCGAATGACTACGAGCCAAAAAGCTGGTGCGTGGTGTTCAACGTCGAGGGCGATAGCGGGTGGGCGCGATGGGTCCCGGGCCGCTTCAAGCATGTCCGCGCTTTTGCCTTTGTGCCGAAGTCGAGGATCTGGATTTTCTACGACGTCAACTTTTCCGGCACCGAACTGATGGCAATCCCTGACGGTCCGGATGCGAGAGCGACAATCTGGTCGTTCATCGGTCCTCCCGGCTGTTCGTGCGTGGTGAGCGTTCCCCGGCTGCCAAAGCGATCGCGCTGGTTTCCATGGACCAACTGGTGCACCACTTCATTGCGGCATTTGCTGAACCTGCCCGGCAGTGCGTTGCGGCCAACCTCTTTCTACCGCGAATGTCTCGAAAACGGCGGCACGCCGTTCGAGGCAGATGATGGACGCGCCGAAGTACCAACCCCCTCCAATTGATCCCACCGTCGCGGCTTTGAGCGCGAAGGCGCAGGCCGACAATCAGGCGGCAACGGTGGATACTGCCAAGATCGACACCGCATCGCTGATGGCGAGGTACGGCACTCGCCTCGCCATGGCAGGGACTTCTCCCGGTGCATCTCTTGCCGTCGTTCCGCCGGCGCCTGGACTTGCCGGTAAGGTCTGATGGCGGACAACGAAAGAAACCCGCTGGAAAAGGAAGGCCTCGACCGGCTCGCCGCGGCCAGGCGCTGGAAATCGCTTTGGGACCTCGACCTGCGAGAGGCCTATTTCTTCGCAACTCCTTCCCGTCAGCGAACTATCATCTCGACCTCACCGCCACCGACCCAGCGGTTGCTGGACGACGGCGAACTGAACACAGACCTTGCGTTCGAGCTTTGCGGCGACTTCGCCACCGAGGTCATCAACACATGGATGCCGGAAGAGGGTCTGTGGTGCGAGCTCGGCAAGGGCATGTACATCACCGACCAGCAGTTCCAGTCGGTGAAGAAGCAGGCCCAGGACAACACCAAGGCGATCTTCTCGGCGATCAAATCCTCGAACTTCTATTCGGAAATCTCAAAGGCCTACGATCCTGACCTGTCGATCGGAACGGTCGGCCTGTGGATTCAGCCATCGCGACCCGGCGGCCCGATCGAAACGCTCGCGGTTCCTATTCGCGAGATGGAGATCAACCTTGGCCCGAACGGCGAGATCGATGACCGTTTCGTCATTCGTTACACGCGAAATTCCTACGTCGAAAATCTGCTCGGCGCTGAAATCTGGCCGAAGGTCTCGGACAAAACCAAAAAGTTTATCAAGGAAAAGCCGGCAGATCGGACAGAGTTGCGCTGGGGCTTCTGGCGGCTGTGGAACGATCACTCCGACGAATGCTGGCAGCACACCGTCTATGTCGGGCAGGAGCTGGTGCACGACGTCGTTCTCAAGGGCGAAGGATGCTGCCCGTTCATTCCACATCGATGGAATCCAAATCCTGACTGGCCATGGGGACATGGCCCGCTGCTTCAGTACATGCCGAGCCTTCGTCAGGTCGATGAACTCGAGCTGATGCGTGTCGAGCACGCGGAAATGGCCATCAAGCCGCCGATCGGATATCCCGACGACAGCTTCACGGAGATCGAGCAGGGCCTGGAGCCCGGCATGGCGTATCCGATCAGGCAGGGAAGCGCCAAGGATGTCGTCAAGATCTACGAGCCGCCACCGTCCAATCCGGCCGATTACCAGTACGAGGAAAAGGAAAAGCGGCTGCGCCGCGGCTTCTTCGTCGATTTCCCGGAGCAGACCGGAGATACCCCGCCGACGCTAGGCCAATGGCTGGACGAAATGGCTCGCGCGCAGCGTCGCATCGGCCGCCCGGGTTTGCCGTTCTGGCGCGAGGGCCCGGCCAAGATTTTCCTGCGTTACAAATACCTGCTCGAGAAGGCCGGAGCGATCAAGCCAATCACGGTCGATGGCAAGGCCGTTTCCCTCACGCCGTACAACCCGACCCAGCGCGCCGCCGAGCAGCAGGAGATCGCCATGGCCGTCCACGGCTTGCAGATCGCCGCGCAGATGTTCCCCGAGGAGTTCAAGGTCAACGTCGACGGCTCGGCCACCATGAAAGCGCTGTTCGACAAGATGAGGATTGAACTAATCAAGATCCGCGATCCGAAGAAGGTTCAGGCGGTACTTTCCCAGATGCAACAGTTGATCGGCTCGACGCCACCCGGCGGCCAGAAGCCGGCGCAAATCCAGGCTGAAGGCCAGCCGGCCGGACAATGACCGAAGAAATAACCCCAAAGCAGGAAGAGACCGAAGCGCTCGTGCGTATCGCGGCATCGCGCGACGGGGCTTTGCTGCACCGCTATTTGCGCAGGGTTTTGGAGACCGTGATCGATCTCGACAGCGACGGTGCGTTGCGAGAGCAGAACGGCCGCCGCAGTTTGGCGCGAGACTTAATGCGGCTCATGGCCGAGGGAATTGATGTCCACCGAACCGACAGTAACAACGCCCCCATCCTCGCCCGCTCCAGCGGCGCCGTCGCCGTCAGCGGCCGCGCCCGCCGCGACCCCTCCCGTTACCCCCGCGTCGACTCCTTCAGCGACGACCTCCCCCCCGACGGCACCAAGCCGTCCTGACTGGCTGCCGGAAGCGTTCTTTGACGCGGCGTCTGGTCCGAAGTGGGATGATTTCGGCAAGCATTTTTCGGAAGTGGCCACGCGCGACGCCGCCGAACAGGTGCGCCGAAACGCTCTTCCGCAGAAGCCGGAGGACGTCAAGATCGAACTTCCGAAGGAATTCCAGGTGCCGCAAGGCGTGGAATTCAAGCTAGATCCGTCCAAACCAGAATTCGCCAAGTTGCAGGCCGCCGCCCACAAGCACGGTCTGTCTCACGAGGCCGTCACCGATCTCGTCGGCGTCTACGCCGAAACGCTGGTCGGTTCGCAGGCCACGATGTCTGCGGCGCACGCCGCGGAAATCGCCAAGCTCGGCGCCAACGGCCCGGCGCGCGTGACCGCGCTCGGCACCTTCTTTGACGGCATCGGTGCGCCGGAGATGAAGCAGATGCTGGTCACCGCCGGCATCGTGCAGGCCGCCGAAAAGCTGGTTTCGAAATTCTCCTCGCAAGGCGTGGCGTCATTCTCGCAGGCTCATCGCGAGCCCGGATCCACCGGCGGCAAGGTTTCCGAAGAGGAATTCAACCGGATGTCGCCGGCGGCGCGTCTCGACTACGCCCGTCAGTTCGACCAGTCGCAATTCCAGAAGGCTAGCTGATGACCGTTTTCACCGTGACCGTCACCGATCAGGCATTCGACAGGAAGTCTGCTGAAGTCGTTTATCTTCAGCGCGTCCTTGACCTTTTGAAGAACGAGATCGGCCGCAGCCGCGGGCTCGTCACGTCAGGAAACATCATCGGTCAGAGCCCGGCGGGTGTTGCTAATTCGAGTCTCGGAAGCTGGACCTACAATTCCAGCGCAGCCAATCCTTAACAGAGGACTTTGAACCATGGCCGTCTCCAACCTCATCACCCTTCCGGAATATGCGAAGGGTTTTGCCAAGGAAGATATCCGCCGCACCGTGATCGATATGTTCACGCAGTACAGCGATATTTTCGAGGTCATGCCGTTCGAAAGCCTTCGCGGCTCGAAATATACCGGATACCGTGAGGCCGCCCTGCCGGTCCCGGTGTTCCGCGCTATCAACGAGTCTTCTTCGTCCGGTCATGGCATCATCTCGCCGTTCGACGAATCGACCTACATCATCGATCACGACATCGACGTGGACCGAGCCATTCAGGACCGTCACGGTCCCGAGCGCCGCAACTACGAAGAGCGCATGGGCATCACCGCGTTTGCCCGTCTCTGGGTCGATACCTTCATCAAGGGCGACCAGTCGACCAATCCCCGCGTGTTCAACGGCTTGAACGTTCGCGCCCGGAAATTCGGCCG